ATGGTGGTTTGCGCCCGCTGCTGGAATAGAATCGTCAGCGTGGGCATCGTCAGTTTTTCTGCCATATTATCCATTCTCCTTTTTTACTCGAACCTGCAGCTCGAGGTTTTGCATGAGCTCGTAAAGCTCGGACCCGACGAAATCCGCCCGGTCCAGGGTCAGGGCCAGGGTCAGCGTCACCACGGCGCAGTCGAAGAGGGAGGTGTCCGCCTCCATGCTCCGCACCTTGGGGGCCCGGTCCTTCACCTGGACATATCCGGCGGCGAAGGCCCCCAGCACCAGCATGGCCCGCAAATTCAGGACGGGAAGATGGGAGGCGTGGACCTCATCCACGGTGGAAAAGGTGGTGACCTTGAACTTGTACAGCAGCTCCACACCGCTCTGCCCATAGGACAGCGGGTCCATGCCCACGCCCGCCAGCTCCACCATATTGCTGGGCCGCTGGAAGTCTCTGGGGGCCAGGTCGGTATATACGGTCTCCCCGGGAAACGCCTCCTTCAGCCGCGCCGCAATCGCCTCGGAGACGTCCGCCGGGAGGATGGTTCCTTCTCTCATAATTTCAGCTCCTCAGCTCCGATTCTGTCAGCCGCCGCAGGAAGCCCTCCGCCTCCTGGACGGCGATTTTTTCAGCCTCCGCCTGGGCCTTGCCGTAGAAATCCAGGCCCTTTACCCGACTTCTCCTGGCCCGGGGCTGGTAGCGTTTTGACCGCCCGGAGGGCCCCCGCACCTTATGGCCGCTGGTGAGGAAATTGGTCAGGGCCCCGGCGTTCAGCCTCTGGCGGTCCCGGTACCCGGCGGCCACCTCTACGGAGTCCGCCCGCACCGCGACATAGCCCAGCCCGGACCCCACATGCGGGTTCTGCCAGCGCTTCACCCGCCCCCTGGAGTCGTTCAGCCCGGAACGGTCCACCGCTCCCCGGACTTCCCCCTGGACCCGTCCGCCCAGCTTCTCCAGCATCGCTTCCTTCAGGCCGGGAAGCCGGTCAATCGTGTCCCGCCAGCGGTTCCAGAATGCGGTCCACTGGCTAGTATTGATTTCAAATTCCTGCATCAGCAGTCCTCCCTCCGCCGGATTTCATACTCGTTTTTGTAGGGGTCCAGCTCATGGGGGACCCGTACCAGGAAATAACGGTCCTCCGCAATTACCCAGCTCCCCGGCGCCAGCGCCACAGCCTTCGGCGTCACCAGCACCAGGTCCCCCGTCACTTCGGCGTGGGGGTCCAGCTGTTCATGGCCCACATACTTCTCCGTCAGGACGCCGGGGAACCGGCAGCCCTGGGGAGCCCGGTCCGCGTCCTTAACGCAGTCCACCGGGTCGCACAGCGCCGCCTTCACCACCTGGAAGCCGGGGCCCCCGTCCACAATGGAGGTAAGAAAACAGAACCGCTCCCGCCAGCGGAAGGCGTTGTGAAGGGTCAGGGTCCGGCTCTTGCGAATGGTGAAGGTCACGCCATGAGCCCCGATGCCAACGGAAGAAAAGAGATTCTTCCGGGCATCCTGCTCCGCCGCTGCCCAAGTCCGCCGGGCCTTCTCCCATGCGTAGGTATCCCCGTCCCGCCTGAGCTCCAGGACCTGGACGGCCTGATTCAAATTGCTTCCGGTAGTGCTCACAGGCCATCATCCTCCTTCAGAACCCAATGTGTCCAACTTGGACACATCCGGTTCCGTCAGCTTCATCTGGTTCAGCAGCCGCCGGAAGGCGGGGTTCTCCGAGGAGGAGGCCCCCACAAAGGAGACGTCCCGCCGGTCCCAGCCGTCCAGAACCAGGTAATTCACGCATAAATCATACTGAGCCCGTCTGGGCGTACCCTCCGGCGGCTCCCGTACCCCCGCCTGGGTCATATAGCCCATGGCGGCGCAATACAGGACCTCCAGGAGCAGCTCCTCCTCTGGGGAAAGCTCATCCAGGCGGCAGAAGGCCAGCAGCGAAGGCTTCCGCGCTTCCGGCAGGGTCATCCCTCAGCCCTCCAGCCGCCGCAGGAACCGGGCGGAGGCCCACCCGGTCCGGCCTCCGGCGTCCACCAGCTCCCAGCCGGGGACCGCCGCGCCTCTGGGCAGGTCCAGCGTCAGGACCTCCATGCCGTCGGGCAGGACCTCCAGCGCCTCATAACTCAGAGCGGGCCCCGCCCGGAGGTTCAGCCCCTTGGGTGAGCGGACTACCGCCCGCCGCCCCTCCGGTTCGGGAGATTCCTCCGGTACAGCCTGGGCCCCGGGGAGGCCGGCCTCCCCGGGAGCAGCCTCACCCCCGCTCTCCTGGGCCGCCTCATTCATACCCTCGGGCAGAAGCGCGTCTGTGGCAGGAGTGGCCGCTTCCGAGGCCTCCGGCATGGGTTCAGCCCCGTCCACGGGAACGGGCGGCTTTGCCGGGGCCGCTTTCTTTTCCTTCGGCGCCTTCGCGCCGGCTTTCGCGTTCTGCTTCGCCATGATATCCTCCTTTCTCAGCCCTCGGCATCGCCGGAGCCGCCACGGGCCGCCAGCGTAATGAAGGGGCTGCGCACCTTTTTGCTGTTCTTAATGGTCAGGGTGGAGTCCGTCTTGGGCGCGCCGTTGCAGCGGTACACCATGCGGAAGCAGTTCTGGTCCGTCAAAAACTCCACATGGACGGACCAATCCTGCCGGGCGGTGCCCTTGGTCAGCAGGATGTACTGGAAGGGGTCGATCAAGTTGATGTCACCCACCGCGCCCAGGGCGGAGCAGCTGTCGTCAAACAGCACCGGCTTGTTCAGCACCCGCTGGGTGTCGAAGTTGCCAAGGCCCCCCTCCGGGTTCCAAAGGAACTTGGCGGCCTCGCCGTTTTGAATGGAGAGGTAGGGCAGCAGCTCCTCGGCGTCGGGGTGCATCAGCCACACCAGCCGCTCCCGGTTCCGGGGCATGGCCCTGGCCTGCATCTTGATGGCGTTGGCGCCCAGGAAACTCGCACTGGCCTGGCCGGGTTCCGCGTCCACGGTGATGAGGGCCTTGGACTGGAGGAAGCCCTTGGGCTTGCCCTCCCCATCCCCGGCAATCACGCCGGAGACCAGCAGACGCTCCGCCGCCAGGGCGAAGGCCGTGCCGAAGAAGCCGGTCATGAAGGAGGCGTCCGTCAGCATCTCGTCGGTGGCGTAGGCAATGCCCATCATCTTCTCCAGGTCCATCTTCATTTCCTTGAGCTGGGGCTTGCTGGCGGCTACCGTGGCGCCCTCCGCCGCCCAGTACATCTGCACGCCGCCAAATACGGAGGCGGAGACGTCCGTCTCGTCCGCGCTGACCCAGCGCATGGAGTTGGCGGGGCTGGAGCAGGTATAACGGTCCAGCCGGTTCAAAAGCTCGCTGTGCTGCACCGCGCTTTCGATGATGGTCCCGGCGAAATCCTCCTGAAGGGCGAAGCCGCCGTCCGCCCCGGTGCCCTCGTTGGCGCCGAGGACCGCATTGTTCACCTGGATCAATCGCTTGTCCGCCGTGTGGCTCTTGGCCACCGCCACGATGGCCTGGAGCTGTTCGCCAAGGCTCTGGAAGGGGCGGGCGCCGTCCTTGGGCTCACCGCCGCTTTTCCCGTCATGCAGAAGGCCGTCGTAGCCGCCCACCGGCTCCGCCCCCGCCCGGCTGGCCTCCAGGCTCCGCTCCAGGGACTGGATATCCTTGTTGATTCCCTCCATCTGGGCGGTGATGGCGTCCAGCCCGGCGAGATCGCCCCCATTTACCAGGGCGTTCGCCTGCTCCGACAGGGCCCTCTTGTTTGCCCGCAGTTCCGTGATCTTTTCCATGAAGTCCATGCTGTTACCTGCCTTTCATCGTTAGTAGCTTGCAAGCGCCCGGATTTTTGCCAGGGCGCGTCTTGCCTGTTCCTTCTGTTCCGAGGTCTCCCGCTCCGCCGCTATGTGGTCCCGGTACTTCCGCCGCATAGCCTCCGTAAGACGGATGCGGCCTCCCGCCGCCGCCACGAAAGCGGCGACGTCCCCTTCCGGCTCCGCCAGGCCCGCCACCTCGTCGATCAGCCCGTACTCCAGGGCCCGGGAGGGCGTGATCCAGATATCCCGGTCCATCAGCGCAATCAGCTCCTCCCTGGGCGCCGCGCTCCCTCTGGCCTCGTACATCTCCAGGATGCAGTCCCTGGCATTCCGCAGGGCCTCGGCGGAGCGCTCCATCTCCCGGTGGTCCCCCGCGGCGGCGCCGCTGGGGTTGTGATAGCACAGCAGCGCGCCTGGTTCGCTCTGGATCACGTCGCAGCCGGAAGCCGCCAGCGTGGCGGCAGAGGCTCCGAGGCCCTGGAACAGCGCCACGGTCCTCCCGGAGTACCGCCGCAGCATGGAGCGGATCTCGCCGCCCACGCTCATGTCCCCGCCGGGGGAGTTAATGAGCAGCGTCACCTCCTCGCCGCCGGCGGCCTCCAAAGCCGTCTGAATGTCCATGGGGGCAGTAATGTCCCGCCAGCCCCACCAGCGCAGCACGTCGGCGCTGTCGTTGTCCCACAGCTCACCCCGCAGGGCGATATCAGCCATCTTTCTTCTCTCCTTCCAAAATAGATTCCAGCGAGCCCAGATTTTTCGTTGCCAGGAACTGCCCGCCAAGACCGCCGGGAATGGGGTTCCGCTCCTCCAGGCCCCGGCATTCGTCCGGGTTCATGATGCCGTGTTCGACCATTTTGGCGTAGAACTCCGCCCTGGACTGGTCATCACCCCGCATCAGCACGGAGAGGTTCCCCTTGAAGTACATCCCCTCCCGCCGCTGGAAGCTCAGCAGGCACTTGAAGGAGTTCTCCTGTTCCCACTGGATCACATAGGGCGCCAGGGTGTCCTGCACGAATACCACCCTCTGCTGAGCGTTGCTCTCGTAGGATTCCTTCCCGCTTTGCAGCATGTGCTTGGGGATACCGGTGAAGCGGCTGACCTCCTCCACACTGAAGGCCCGGCTCTCAATATACTGGGCGTCGGACTGCTTCAGCCCGATGGGCGTATATTTGTAGCCTCTGGTCAGCACCGCCACCTTGAAGGCGTCGTCTCCATAGGGGTTATAGCTGGCGAACTGCTTCTTGACCCGTTCCCGGTCCTCACGGTTCAGGTCCGTGTCCACCTCCACAATGCCGGAGATCATAGCCCCGTTCTGGTAGAACTTCCGCCCGTACTGCTGGGCCGCGCCTTCCGCCCCGATGGTCTCCCTGGCCAGGTCTAAAAGGCCCCGGCCCCGGATGCCGTCGTAGCTCTCGAAGAACAGAAAACTCAGCTCATAGCCGGTAAAGCTCCGGGATACGCCGTCCACGCTGTAATCATAGAAATACTGCCCGGTTTCAGGGTCCCGCCGGATGTGGCAGCACTCTGTCGGCAGAGGGACGCGCTCCACGATGCGCCCGCCGCCGTCCCGCCGGTTCCACACGGCGCCGAAGCCGTGCCAGAAGGCGTTGGACATCACCGTCCGCCCCAGCATGTAGGGGGTCATGTTGTCGTTGGGCCGGACTTTGAAAACCTGGTCTATCCCCGGTTCATGCGCCGGGACCCGGGCGTCCCCGTCCTTGCGGTAGAGGGAAAAGGGGATCATGCCGAAATCGTTGCACAGGATGCGGTGGGCGGCCGCCACCGGGCTCAGCCGTTCCGCGCCCTGGATGCCGGTATCGTACTCGCCGCCGGAGAGGAAGATGTTCCGAAACCTCTGGGCAGTTTCCTCCCAGCTCAGACGGGACCATGTTTCCGCCCTGGGCGGGGCCAGGGAATTTCTCAGCAGCATCGCCTTACCTCCTTCCCGCCCGGGCTGTCAGAACGGAGAACAAGATCAGGAATCCTCCGGCCGTGGCCAGCCCTGCCGCCGCGCCCCAGCGGAGCGCCGCCGCCGCGACAAGGCAGACGCCGCCGGAGACCAGCAGCAGGTCGTCCAGATACAATCCCAGGGCCGCCAGCGCTTTCCGCCGCCGCTCCGCCCACTTCTCCGGGTTCCTTCGTTTCCATAGGTTCACAAACTCCAATCCTCCTCCAGCTTCGTTGTGTCAAATGGATGCTGCGCACGGTAAACCAGCCACGCCGCCACGGCGATGACCCAGGCCACCGTGATGTCGATGCGCCCGATACTCCGGTCCTTCA